CTCCAGTAAAGTTAGGGTTTTCTGTAACTGTAACTGTATTTTGAAATTGTAAAATAGTTTCATTTTCAGAAACTACAGTAGCGGCAGTAGCAGAATAATTACCACTACTATCAAAAAATTTAGCTAAGTAAGTTCCTAGTCTTAATGGAACTGCAACAGAAGTAGCAATACCTGCTATTGTGTTATCTACCAGAACAGATGTAATCCATGTTGCATTAGCTATTAGAGGATTCCACCTAATCTCAACTCCTCCACCTATAGTAACATCAAGGTCAGTTGACTGTGTCCATTCTGCAATGCCTAAACCACCCATAGTCATTATTTGTAAATCGGTAACATTTGCAGGAATTGCTGATAAACCAGATAAAGAAAAAACACCTGTTAAATAAGTAGAAAGCATACCAACAGAATTTTTAGACCTAACTCTTATATTATAAACACCTGCAGGTAAATCAAGAATTTCTGCTTTTGTTCCTATAGTTACTGTATTAGTCAAAAAGACACTATCAGTAGAAAGTTTATATTGTACTTGATATTCTGTAACTTGCACATCACTAGCCGCAGTCCATGTTATAGTCATCAATGATGCTACTCTTGAATTATCTCTTGTAGTAAATAAAGATTCTGAAATAGCTAAATTTGTAGGCTGACCAACAACAAATGTAGAAGGCAAGCTAGTATTAGGTGCGTCTGCCATTGCTTGTTCTTCTGTTGTTGCCCAACTATAACTTGATGCCGCATATTCTGTTAATGACATTTTTACCATTAATCCAGTAGGTGTTGCTTGAAAACCCCAAGCTATAACTCTAAATAATTTATTATTCCATCCATATCTTGTATTACTTAATTGAATAACATCATTAATATCTACGTTAAATGTAGTGCATTTAAAAACACCTTGTAAATTAACTGGTTGTCTTGCAGAATATAATTGAATTTTTGCTATTCTTTGAGCCATTGTAGATGATGTAGTAAAAGGTAGAGTAAAATCTCTATAGATAACTGCTCCATTGTCATCACCTATAAAAGATTCAACACTTAAAGAAGGATAATCACTTTCCTCCCAATCTGTTTCTTCTGAGATAAAAGTGCCTTTAATACTATTAAAAGTATCTCTACGACTTAATCTTGCTTGAACTGTTAATTCTCCTATAACATCACTTTCATTAAAAGAATATTCTGCTGTTTGTGTAGATGCCGCAAACATTCTGTATAAAGCATTTGCATAACTTAAAGTTCCTGACATAGCAGTTAAAAGTTCATTGATAATCTCTCTTGGTTTAGATTCTGAACTAATCATTCCATTAGATTCATATCTATTCTCTGTACCACCATCTGCTAATGCAAGGTCTTCATCACAAATATTTGCGGCAGTTGTTACATATGTATCATCTATTTTAGATGCCGCTACATCTAAACCATAATCAGATGTTAAATAATCTCTTAAAACTAAAGCACTATTATTAGAGTAAGCAGTTGAACTATCTCTAGGGTCAAAGATTTTTTTGCCTTTGATAACAGCTTTAACATTTGGAACTGCTGAGTATAAATTTTGGTCCCATCTAAATCTAAAATAAATATATGCCATGCCACTTAAAGTATGAGTTTCTGTCCATAACCCTCCACTCTCTGATATTAAAGATGCATTTGCTAATTGGTTATTTGCTCCTGTACCTGTTTGTATTCTTAAATAAGAGCCAGTATATTTATCTCCTGTGTGGAAAAAAACACTTCCGCTTGCTTCAGTTACATTTCCACTAGAATCTAAATTACTTGGAGTTACTTCAACTCCGTTTACATAAAAAGACTCAAATTCTTGTATTTCATGGTTTGCTACTACTATTACCATGTGTAAATATGTATTTAAATCTGTATCATTTAGACCATTAGCACCATCACCTTTAGTAGTTTGCAAATAAACTATTGGTCCACCTACTTGGATTCTTCCATAAACTGTTTTTCTAGCTGTAATAGGTTGTCTAAAATTTTGTTTCCTATCTTGAGCAGTAACAGAAAAAACAGGTGAATCTGGTTTTTTAGGTTTAGGAGCAAGAGCCATAGAAGCAAAAGTTAAAGCTACTGCTATTATAGCCCCAGTCCAACCCCCACTTATCCACCCAGTAACAGCGGCTTGTATAATATTAAGTACTGCACCTCCACCACCCATTACTTAACACTCCAAGCTAATTGACAGTCATTTTTGGACAAATCTAAATACCCTTTTTCTGTTACAAATCTTGCATCATTACCCATTAATATTCCTACAGTAAGATTGGCTTCATTGCTAATAGTATTTAAATAGTTTACTTTTAATGTCGCTACGATATCTCCTCTTTGTGCAAAATTAATATGCACTCTTTCAAAATGGTGATCCCAAAAATTCATAATATAATTATTTAATGTGTCTTTAGGCTTATAAGAAATATTATGTTCTTTAAAATATTTAATACCATATTTATAACCATTAATAGGATTACTAAACATGCCTATGTGTTTTATTCCAAAATCTTTAGATGTATATTTTGAAACAACATCTACAGCATAACAAACACAATCAGAAACTCCCCATTTGAAAGTTCTTGGTTTTTCCAATTCTTCAAATAAAGTTATCTGCCAGTTTTCTAATTTGTTCGTTTGGTGTTTCCCCATAGTATTTCCTGATCTTGTAAAGAAGCAACATATTCTAACCCTTTATCATTGGGAAAATTAATAGCTTGGTCTTCTGGTGTATACCTAGTTATTTTAGGGTTTTCTAAAGTTATAAGTTCATTTTCACAATTAACAGCTATTGATGCTCTTTCTCCTGCATCCTTTAATGTCATTACATCCATAAATCCAGAAAATATTGCATATGGGTCTGCTACTACTATAGATGGGTTATCAGTAATTGTACCTCCCATTCCTGTATGATTAGTACAATAATAATATAAAGTAGGTATAGTTGCAGGTGCAACCCATGTTGCTGTAGCTCCTGCTGTACCTGATGTTCCTGATTCAGTCCATGATGCTGAAGTATATTGTGAACCTCCTCCTCCTGTTCCGTTTACAGTAGTTGATAATCTAAATTGATGTCCAGAATTACTAGAATCACTTACATCAAATATATATTTATTGCCTGCATATATATCTAAATCTGGAGTTAATAAATCTTCTATATAATATTTTCCACCACTTGCAGTTACTTTAAAAGTAGTAGCAACTTCTGGCTCTGGTACTAGAAAAGCTGTTTTAACAGTAATAGGTCTTCCTGTATAAGGCTCTTGTAAAGCTATACTAAGAATAGAAGAGTCAATACCTGATAGAGTAACTGTAAAACCATTTGCTCTCATTTCTAAACTTTCAGAAGAGGAATCTATATTTAATAAATTACCTGCTCCTGTATATGTTACACCTCCTACTACTAAATCTCCATACCCTGTCCATAAATTTATAGTGGCTGAAGTAAATAAAGCCTCTACTAAAAAAGCAGATTTAAGCACTTGCGATCTTGCATAAGCTCTAAAAGCCGCTGTAGTATTTCTGCTCATATAATCTCTCTAACAGCAAAAGTTATTCCATATAAAGATACAGCATTTGTTTGCCATGATGTTTCATTGCTTACTAACCTAAATACACCTTTTGTATTACTCACCACTATTGCTAAATTATCAGCAGGTGAAGTTCTTAATGCAGGTTCAATATTTAAACTAAAGTTTCCTGCACCATCTGAGTTGGAATCAGCAACTACCATATGTAATTTTCCTGTAGCTCCTGTTCCTATTTGAATATAATCTCCTGCTTTTAAATATCCTGTTTGACTATTAGGCGCACCATCACAAACTAAAGTATTTCCAGTTTGACTTGCTCCTTTTACTAATGGTGTTCCTGCTGAACTAGATGCTGTGCCTAATGGTATTCTTGCATCCCAATCTCCTAGATACATTGAGCCATATTGTCCTCTTAAACTAACTAGAAAAGCAACAAAAGCTCTTGCTGAACTTAACCTCATTGGAGGCATACTTACTTCACACTCCCACCATTCACCAGAATATTGATAAACTTGTTGCTCGCCTGTAAATATACTTGTTGATGCTCCCACTATTCTTTTAATTCTAAAAGTTGTAGAGGATGGAGCAAAAGTAGCAGGTATTGTTACTGGATATGTTGTCATGAGAATGTATCAGCCATTTGACCGCCCCTTTTCTTAGCATCTATTACAGCACTTACAGTTTCCATTTTAATTTGTGGCATTAATGATTGTAATTCTGCTCTTACTGTCTGTGCTACTCCTGTTTCTATATTAATTGTTTGATTAACTGTTGCTCCACCACCACCTGAGTTTTTAAGGCTACGATTTGTGAATACTCCACCTGATGTATTAGGCACAAACATTTCTGGTCCTTGTTCTCCTACCATGTAAGGTTGATTAGCTGTTACTGTTCCTCCATTAGCTCTACCATATCCTACTGAACCCATAGAAGAAGGTCCAACACTTCCTCCTCCTCCTCCTCCAAAGAAAGAACTGCCAAAAGAAAGTATTTTTCCGAAATCAAAACCTCCTCCACCACTACCACCACCGCCACCCATCATTTTAGTAATAGCTTGTTGTGCTTGTAGTTTAAGTAGTTGTGCAATAATATCTCTTACTATGCTTTTAAGACCATCTCTAAAGCCTTTCCAACCTTCACTCATGCCTGATAAAGCATCTGCTGTGCTGTCGGCTAAAAATTCAGTTACTCTTTCAAGACCTTCCATAGCAATCTTGCCTTCTTCTGTAGATTCAAATAATGCTACTTTTAATCTGCCTAAACCCATAGAATATTCATCTTGATTGATTACACCATTTTGTAGAGCTAAGTCTAAAAACATAAGGGACTCTGCATATTCTTCTTCTGCTTTTGATAATAATTTTAAATCCATTAATGTTTCTTTAATTTTAGCATCTCTTTTTGCCATAACTTCATCAAGAGCGGTTACTTCTGCATCTTTTTCAGTAGGTTCATCAAACATTCCTCCACCTTCACCTGCATTTTTTGCGGCTCTTGCTAGTTGTGCATCTTCTTTTTGTTTTCTTGCTACATTTAAATTTTCTATAGACCTTTTAAGCTCTGCATTTTTTTCAATTTGCACCATTATCAAAGCAATTTCTTCTTGTGATGCATCTTTATTAGCTAATTGTATTTTTAATTTTTCTAATCCTACTTCATTTAAACCTTCAAGCTCTGCTTTTAATAAAATATTTGCATCTGTCATAGCATCTGTAATATCTCTTGCTTTTTCTTCAGCCGCAACTTGTTCGTCTGTAAGTGTTTTATTAGCCGCTATAGATAATTGATAATTTTTATCAGCTTCTATAGCATCATGTTTTGCATTAATTGCGTTGGTTATTGCTATACCTGCTTTTGATGTTGCTTCTACTTCTTGTTTAAGTAAGGCTTTTGTAATTTCTTTTTGTCTATTAGACACTCCTATAAGTGCAATTTCTTGTTCTAATGTTTTTATATAATCTTGTACTGTAGCATCTAGAGCTTTTGTTCTTTCTTTGGCATCTGCTACTGCCGCTCCCATTCCTTCAAAACCTCCGAATCCACTAAGAAGAACTTCATTAGTTTTTTTAAGTGATTCTGCAAGTTCTTTTTCTGCTTCTTCTGCTGAAAATATCCCTGAAATAAATTTACCAACGGATTTAAATGCCTTTATTATTGTATCACTAAATAATAATGTTAAAGTAATTAAAGCACCAAAAATATTTGCTTTCATAGCTAGATTTAATTTTCTTTGTGCAACAGTTGCTCCAGTTATTGCACCTGCCATAAGTTTAAATGCTATAATTATTCCACCTATCATCTTGGCAATTTTAAGAAAAACAAATGCTTTAAAAGCTAATATTATTAAATCCATATTTTTAGCTACAAATTTTATTGCCTCTGTTAATGCTTTCATTGCATCTACTAATACACCAGATAGGTCATTTGCAAATTCTGTTATAGCAAGTTTGTTATCATCCATTGTGTCTTTTAATTCAGTAAAATGAGCTGTTAATTCAGAAAAGAAACCTGCATCATTAATTGTTCTTTGAAAGTTAAAGACAGAATCGCCTATCATACTTAATGTACCTGCAAAAGTTCCTGCTAATCTGTCTGTAATTCCTTTATTGTCTTCTGCAAACTTTACAAAGGCTTCTCTAGTTTCTGCTACAGTTACCTGTGCGCCTGCTTTAAACCCAAGCATAGCAGTAACACCTCTATCTCTAAAAAGGTCTGCCGCTCCTATTCCTGCACTTAATGATCTTTGAATTTGTTGAGATGCTGTGTTAAAATCTAAACCAGTAGCCGCCGCTATAGTACCTGTTATCTCTAATAATTCCCCTAATTCTTCTGCATCTTTTGCTACTGCAATTAAACTTCCTGAACCTTGTTGAATTGCCGCTAAACTAAAGGGAACTTTAGATGCAAAATTTGCCATAGTTTCAAAGGCTTTAGAACCTTCTTCTGCTGATCCAAACAAAGTTTCAAATCTAATCTGTAGGCTTTCTACTTGAGTGCCTACATTAATTAAACTTTTTAATCCTGCACCAACTCCTAATCCTACTAAAGCTCCTTTAAGACTGAATATGCTTCTACCTACACCTCCTACTGAAGTTTTAAGTTGAGCAAAACTTGCTTTCAT